CAGCACCGTGTACTACGGCTCCACCATCACCAAAACCAGTGCCACAGGCATGGAGGTCAGTGTCTACTCGCACTGCGAGAGAGTAACCAGCGTCTTCAGTGTAGAACTGACGCAAGCTCGCAAGAGCCTGTACTTCAACGATGTCCTCAATCAACCTTGAGTATTCAAAGTGACGATTAATGTCGATAGTCAGTTCTGATTCAGTGTTGGCAATGATAGTAACCGCTGTATCAGCAGCTTTCGCATTGGCATCACCACGAGTGGGTTTAGGAATATGGAGCTTGTCACCTTTCTTGCCGTTCATAGCAATCTTTTTAACAAGCGGAGCCATTTTCAGGTTTTTCTGATAAGCGGCAATAATTTCATCCGACCATATTTCGGGGATAAAAGTTGCTGCTTCTGTTACTGCGGTATTACCAGCCGCACCTGGATATGTAGCCGTAGCCATAAGTCAATCTCCTATTAGACTATTTGACTCGACCCTCCGAATAAGCTCTTAGAATTTCTTCTGATAAAGCTTGGTATCTATCAGGGTCTTCTTTCATCAGTTTAATAATGTCGGCCCGACGATAGACTTTTTTACGCGATCCCTCTGCACTGCCTTGTGCATTACCTGTGTTAGCCGCCCTAATTTGCTGCTTTCTAGCTTGTTTTTCAACATTAGCTACTTGTTGCGCTGAACCTTTTAACGATTTCCATAACGTAAAAAGTTCGTCAGCAACATCCGCATTGTAATTATTGTTGGCTTCAACAAATAACTGACTCCTAATAGGAGATTCCCTAATCCATTCCTTGAAGCCCTCATCATCTACAATTTCTTGCATGTCTGGGTGCTTCTGTTGAATGACTGCTATAGATGCCTGTTGCCTATGATAAGTAGAAAACTGTTCAGCTTCTTTTATCTTAGGATGGTTCTCAATAGCACGATTAACGGCTGCTTGTGGATCTGTAAAATAATCTAAGTCATCTTCAGGCTCAACGTTCTGTTGAGGTGCTGATTGTTGCGTCTGATTAGTAATGTAATCATCTACAACTTTGCGAAGTTCACCTACTTCAGTTGACTGACGACCTAGCATTTTTTCAGCTTCTTGGTGCATCTGTGCAACTTCTGCCAGAGATTTACCTTGGTATTTATCTGGCAAAGCAGGTTCTTGAGGTTGCTCAACATTTGCTTCAGGGGCAACTGCCTCTTCAGCTATTTGCTGAATCTCTGTTTCTTCGCTGTCAACGCTGTCTACTTGTTCCTCGTCGGGAGGTAGATCAACCATTGTCGCTCTTGACATAATTAAACTCCGTGAACCAAGTCATTATGGAGATGAGTTTCGCCTACCTGCTTCTTCGTGTTCTTTTACCCATTTTATGTGCCTTCCAGGGAAGTCCCCAGTAGACCCATCTAGTATAAAAGACGGGGCAGATAGCATTTTAGTAGCAGTTTCACCGCAACCGCACCTACTGGCTACAGTGCCACTACTGACAAATCTTTCAAATACGTGTCCTTTTGGACACCTAAAATCATAAACTTTAAGCATTTACAGCTTCTGAATCTTCGGCTTCTGCTTGATCTCTAGCAGCAGTAATTGTATTTTCTAAGTTAATCACTGTTGCAAAAGCGGCAACTTGGCCTTTTCGATAAAAAAGCTCTTCCAAATCTTTTACTGACTGTATATCAGCCAGTTGTTTAGCGTTGTTGGATAGCTCCTCTATGAGTTGTTTGAAACCTTCGTGATTGAATAACTGATTATAGTTATCAAAATAAGCTTCAAGCTCTGGAGTCATAATTTTCCTCTTTTATTACTATACCGTCAATTCAGCATATTTCAAAAAAATCATTTTTTCTTGGTAATTCTTCTCCTGCCAGAAGCGGTAACTGCGTGTTTTATCTTGGCTTTGCCTGTTTTACGCCTTGCTGACGATTCTTTTTCAGCTTTAGTCATCTTTTTAACGACTGCTTTAGGCCGACAGGAGGGGTAAGGACGGCTTTTTTTCTCCTTGCCTGATCTACCACACTTTTTGCCTGTCTTAACGTCTATCCATTCTTCATCAAACCACTTCTTCAGACCTGTTTTCTTGGTTTTTGGCTTAGAAGATTGACGGTGTTGCCGCCGTTTAGACGCTGGTTTAGGCATAAGTTCCGCCTCGCCTCTTGTATTCTTTAGTCAGCCAAGCGGATGCGTATGCTGAAGGCCACACATCAAACTTACGTTTTGCTTCTGACTTTACCCTGGAATAAAGCTGTTTATTCTTGGGAACTGGATCAGACGATTTACTTTTTCTTTTTGCTTTTGTTTTTCTTTTTGCCGCCATTAGCTTTCTTCTTGCTTGGTTTTTGGTATAAATATCCTGCCATTACTGACTCCTAGCCTTTTTCTTTGCTCTGTCTGAAAGATCCTTGAAATGGTACAGCTTTACTGACGTTTTGCCATGTGTTTTGCCAGAATGAAGGTCGCCATTAGGCATTTTATGCGTATTGCCTTCAAACAACGTACCATCACGCTTGTAATGACGCATTCCTTTAGCCATTTAGCTCTCCTACCATTTTACGAGATTTGCCCAATATGCTGCTGAACATTTGCCTTTCGCTATATTTTTAGCGTGTCTAGCCTTGAAAGACTTGCGCCTAGCTTTGTCTTTTGCAGACTTAGGGTTTTTCCCTGTACCTCTAACACCTTGCTGCCCAAATCTAATAGTTCTCTCGCTGCCATCTTCACATTTAGCTAAGACAACGTGTGACTTAGTAGGATGGTTCGGTGTCCTCTTCGGCTTGTTGAACCCTTTTAACCCTAGCCTTGCGAGTCTTGGGTCTTTTTGCTTCGGCATTCAGTAATTCCTCGTTAAAGGAGATCTTCCGTTCCAACGCTTCTAAGCGGTCCCATCGGGGTTGGAGTCGGTTCTCCACCTGTTTGATTAGCATTTCCAGTTCTTGGTTCGTTAGCATTTTCTTTACTCTTGATTTCTCGTTCTTTAAGGAGTGTCTGGGCAACCTTCATTCGTCGCTCAAACTCTTTATCTTCTGCGTTACCTTCCTTCAGGTTTTTGGTAACAGCATTGATGAGATCAATTTCTAGCTCTTGAGGTATAGTGTTAGCCTCAATTGCCAGTTTAACGGCTCTTGCAGATGATTCTTCTGCTTGTGAGCTGAGTGCTGCGGTTTGTGATTGCTGGAATGCAATCTGTGCTTGCTGCGCTGCCATCGCCATTTGTTGAGCTTCTGGGTTAGGCTGCATAGCTTGCTGCATTGCGGCTAAGAGTTCCTCACGGTTAGACAGGTTCATATTATCAATGATTGACTGTACTAATGTTGCGTATAAAGGAGAATCTTGCTGCATTGTTTGAAGTAGTTGTACAAGCTGTGTAACTTCGTATTCCCTAGCAATAATACCCAAAGTGCTTGTTGCGTTAAACTTGTAGTCAGCAACAGGGTAGCTTTCAGGGTCAAATTGCATGTATCGGTGCGCTGCCTTCTTTACAAAAGGTATTAAAAAAGACTGCTGAAAGTTAATCAAAGTTCTCTTATGTCTTTTGATAATTGCACCCAAAGACATTGAAATACCAGCAGCAGTTGCTTCGCCGTTTACTTGCCCCGCAATACCTGCTGAATCTACGGCTCCTGTGGCCTGTTGTACCATCTGTTGCAAGGCTGATGCCTGGGCAAAGGTAATCTGGTTAACCTGCCCGAAATTAAAGGGCTGTAGGACTTCTCTAGGATCACCACTGGTCAGTATCATTTTGCCTGGACGGATCTCAGGTTTAGCACCTCTGGGCAAACGAGTTGCATCAATTGCCATCATGGGGTGAATTGTTAAGCTTAATGCGTCAATTCTTGCTCTAAGCTCAGTATCGAGTGCTTTTTGAGAGTTGTAACCTTTTTCACAGACACCACGACCCCAAAATCTTCCTGGTACTACATCCCACGGGAACGCTACAACAGGTCTGTCCTGCATCATGTAAGGATTAGCTTCTGCTTTTAGAAGTACACCACCGTTAGCAATAACAACAATGGCTTCAACGTATCTGGATTGATCTTCTTCTTCCGTCAGAACTTCTACTTCTTCATCTTCCTCTAATGCGCTATCAAGCATTTCTCTGGGAACAAGACCGTAATACTTGGTAAGACGCACTTTATTGTCATGGTAGACAGTCAGATCTTGGTCTGGCTCTAAATCTGTGTCTGGAGCAGCAGGGCCAATGTAGGTATCAAGGTAAACACCTTGCTCTTGGAGCATTTCTACTTGGTGCATACTGACGAATTCGTCTATTGCTACACCCATTGAGTCTTCTACAGACGTTGCAACAGGGTCGATCAGGAAATTCTGTGGCATAACAGGCTTTAACTTAACCTTTACCCTGTCCTGAATTGTAACTCCGACTGCTTGCAGATCGCCGCCCATAATCGGTTGGGTAGCAGGAGCCATTTCTTTCATCTCTTCGATGATAATTTCGCCTATGCCTGTACCGAAAACAGCGGCATTAATTAAGCATTCAGCAACTGATTTACGAACTTTACAGTCCTCAAAGTCTTCAGTGAGCTTGTTTCTCAGGAAAAGTACGTCATTTCGATCTGTATCTCCTACATTATCGGAGACATCAAACCACTTCCCACGCCCAAAGGTTGCCTCTTCTAACTCTGCTACGTTAGATTCAACCGCTTGCTGGAGGGCTGGCGAGATAATTCTTGACCGTTCAGAGGCTCTTTCGCTATCAGAGACATCCCAAATACCCCGCCAAAGACGATAATACTCGTCAAAACGGTAAGAATAGTTAGACTCGTAGTGGTCACGCCAATCATCACACTTAGTCATTACCCAATCTTCGATAGATTGCTCCATCAATAATGGGTCTGCTTCGTATATATCGCTCATATTAGTATCCTGCAATAACGTCTAGTATTTCAGGTTCATCAAACTCAATATCATTGA